ATTGGCAGATTCAAATTTGCTTTCATCAACCGTTTCTACGGTCTGTTCTTGGGTAGTCTCTTCGACTACTTTTTCATTTTCTTCTTCCATAATATAATATAATAATAATTAATAAATTCTAACTAGGATCAAATCTTCCTAAACCAAAATCTCCACCTAGTATATCATTACCTGATGACTCAAAGTTTTTAGGTGGTTTTTTGTTTAATCTTTGATCTATAAGTTCACTTTGTTGAGAAGCTTGCATTTTTGCCCTGCTATCTTTACGATCTTCTTTCATAGTATCTTTCATGTCAACTTGATCCATGCTCATTTGTTGTAATTGTTGGTTTATTTCAAACTCAAACTGCATTAACCTCATTTTATGGTTTACTTCTAATTCCATTTGTTGAGTTTTTAATTCAGCTTTAACTTGTTCTAGTTGGGTTTGGTTTTGGGTTATTGCAGCGTTTTTATCTGTCTCAGCTTGCGCAGCAACAACTTGAGCCTGTGCATTTGCGTTTGATTGAGCTTGGATGTTTTGCTGTTGTATTTGTTGGTCCTTCTCCTGCTTTTTCTTTCTTCTTAATTTTAGTAGTTGATTTGCAAGTTTTATGTTTTGGATATTTCTAAGATCAATAGCGTCTTCTAATTCTATACTTTGCTGTTGAAGGGCCATTTGAATATTGTTTTCTAACAATTGCTTTTCTTCTTCATCTGGTTGTAAATCTAAGAATATACCAAAATCATAAAGATGTAACTCTGACATTTCTTCTAACGTAGCCACGTTGTGAACTCCAATAGCTTGTATAAAAGCATCTTTAGTTGGGGAATATTCTATAACATCAGATATTCTAAGTGATAAACACTCTGCCGTTTCAGCAGTTAAGAATAATCCAGCTTGTAATATATGTCTAGTTGCTGTATTTGAATTCGCGGCCGCAAGTTTTTGAACTCCTACTAAAGCGTTTTTATCTGGTATACTACCATCTCTAGCTTCGTTAAGACCAGTCACATCTCTTATCATTTGCAAGTAATAATTATAGTTACCTATAAGAGCTTGCATTTTATTTCCACCAGATCCAGATGTAATTTCTTGAATTGGAACTTTACCGAGATTTTGATCTCCATCAGCTGTATATGATCTACCAATAACAGAACCTGTCTGAAAGAACATGTTTAAAGCTTCTTGAGGGTTATAGTTGGTTCCATTACCTAAATCAATCTCTGCTAATCCATCAGCATCCAAATAAACACCGTCTGGTGTCATTCTAGACATTATTTGTTGTAATTTTAAATGCGTTAATTGAATCATATCAGCAAAACCAGTTATACGTTTTACTAAGGAGTCAATCTTACCGTTATACATTCTAGGTGCTACAATAGAATAATTCATCTTAACTTTAGTGTAATCACTTTTAGGACGCATCATATTTCTTGCCATTTCCCATTTAAGTAATTTATCAGTACCAAGAATCATGGCTCCATCATACAAGCACTCTATAGACCTGAGCATTCTACTATATCCACCTTCCTTGTCTCCCGGGGGATTAAACGAATCGTCTTTAGATATAACCTTATCGGCACCACTACCAGTTTCTTTTACTTTATAAACCTCATTCATGTAGGTTTTATAGTTAAAGTATAAAACTTGTATTGTATTATTGTCCTCTTTGTCGGAAGAGTATCTCGAATTATGGTTTGACCTATTGTTAGATTTGTTTTTCATTATATCCTCAAGATCACTTTCAGATAGATGAGGAAATTGTTTTGCTAATTCGTTTACAGGTATAGTTTTTACCTCACCAACATAATAGATGTCATCGAAATAAGGAGAATCAGTGTGAGAATAAATTAAATTAGCTGGGTCAACGTAATCCACAACAACGCCCTCTGAGGTGTTGAAGGTAGTTTTAACAGCCCCTATCCCAAGAACAGTTAAATCATAATAAAAACGCTTTTTGATTAATTCATAATTACTACCCTCAAACAAAACGCTCAAAGCCTGTTCTTCAGCAATTTCTACCGCTTGCTTGTAGTTTAACTGCATGTGAAGGTCTAGTTCTTCTTGTGTATCAGGTAGCGTTTCTATATCACTCTTCCTAAGATCAATTTGAAGATTAGACATGGTATAATCATTAAAATCCTTAGATTTCATATCTGAAATAACATCTTCCATATACTTCGTTCTCTTACTAACTCCGAAAGGATCTTGAGAATAGGCTTTTATATCATATAGTCTTTCAGACATACCATTAACAACTATATCTACAAACTTAGATATAATTGGAATAGGTTTCCAGTCTAAATTTAAATAGGACAAATCACCATTTATAGATAACTCATCCTTATATTTTTGTATAGATTGCTCGCCTCTAGCGTACAATCTTAAGTTGTGAAAATTATTGTGATTAGACCCATATCGGTTAGAACCCCTATCGTCGTTGAACCACTCCGCTTCAATTGCTTTACCTACTTTCAAACCATAATCGTGACTTAGCTTCTCAGCGTCGCTTACAGTTTGACTCGGGAAATAATTATTAATGCCAGACTCTGCCATATTTATTATTTGATTATTTGTGAATTAGTTCCAGTATTACTATACTTGGAAATGTTTATGTTTAATTTAGGTTTTTCAACCTTAGCGTTTGGCGCATACAAATGTCTGTTATTAGCCATAATAGCTAAACCAGAACTTATAGACGCATCATGCTTTGTTCTTTTGTTGATATCAAACCTACTCCAATCGTTTAATAGTTCATTGAAATATAAATCTCCAAACGTCCCGTCTTGCTTCATTCCAACGTGATCTTGTATATACATCTCAATTGCTGCCGCGTGAGCTTGTTTAATATCTTCTGAGGAATTAGGTATTCCACCAACCTCTTTTTCTGCTACAGATAGTTTGTTCCATATCTTATCAGGTCTATTCATACTAAACCCTCTATATCCTCTTCGTCTTAAATAATATAATAAACGTGGTTTATTGTTCTCTGCGAGTATAGGCATCCCGTAAAACACTAAAGCCATTAGAACGTCCTCAAAGAACATCTCAGCTGTTGGTGGTCTAGACAAGTATTCTAAAAAGAAACTGTTAGCCGGAGCGTCTTCCAGACTGAATCTAGTTAGACCGTGTAAAGCTCCTTTAGACCCAACTCCATCCACTGTTCCTGATATATCGTAACTATCACAACCAAAAGCACCCATGTGTTCATTGCCGGGATATTTTATACCGTTTTTAAGTACCACCCTGTTTTGTAGTTGTTGAGGTGGAACCCAACTAACTTTAAATCTTCCTTTTGGATCTGGATAAAATATAACCTGTGAATCTTTGATTCCATTCACCCATTGAAAATTACCAGTTGTAACTCCTAAGGTTCTAGACATCTCTTCGTTGTAATCTACTTGTTCATATATTTTAACTAAGTTAAATATACTTCCTTTTGTCTCATCTCTAAAGGCGTGCTCTGTGGTTCTTGGGAATTGACGGTAGAACTCGTTTAATCCATCTTGATCATCTTTTAAACCATCTACTTCGTTCTGCCAGTTATCTATTACACCTACATCTATCAGTTCACCGTCTGGTGCGAATCTATCGATATCAGGAGTAGTAAAGACTGGAACTCCATGCTCGTCAATAAATCCTTCATAGTTCCATTCCATTGGGATAAACAAAGAGTATAAGCCAGACTTTGTCTGACCATTTCTATTTCTTTTTGTGACATCTGAGGCATTGTATAGTTTTTTAAAATTCTCTCCACCTTTATCTAAAGCATTTGAAGTTGAGCCCATCATACATTTACCAATAATCCTACTACCTAAACGTAAACATGTTTTTGTAACCCTCCAGTTATTTAAAATATTATCAGGTCTTTCCCATTTACCACTTTCATCATGTACTAGTAACGCTAGTTTCTCACCATCATAGCTATTGTCTCCAGTGTTTTTCCAATCTATAGTTGTATCTAATCCTTGTATATCTTCCAGCTTTTCATTAGCTGTAATCTTTTTTCTTGTAAACTTACTAGCAGGTACACGATAAGCAAGCTCGGACTTAGGGCGATCCATACCATCTTGGATAGGTTTGAAAAAAAATGGATAATTAATTGATATAGGGACAACTTTGTCGGTAAACATTTTTTTAGCATCAGCTCCTGATTTAGATAGTATTCCATATCTACTATCACTCGCGAGAGTGGCTAAATTAACGGTTTCTGCAGAAGACATGAAAGAAAATCCAGAACGTCTATTTTTAAGGTAACACATCCCGTAACATCTCTTATCTGCTTTACAAGCTTCCCAGAATATATAAAATAATCTATTTGCTTCTCTAAAGTCTGCGGCGCCTACATCTATCTTACTCCACTGCAAGTACATGTAATGTGTACCTGTTATCCAAATTGGTTTACCATTATTCATAAACCAGAAACCTTCTTCTCTTCTTCTAAACTCCTCATCAATATAATCGTGCCATTGATCTTTCTGATCCTCTGGATATGATCTCCAATCGAATATATTCTTTAAGCGTTCTAATTCCTTTGGTTGTTCGAACTTAACCCATTTATCCTTTGGGTGTTTGTATACATCTTTAGGTACTTTAGGTAAAGCTATGACTAGGTTTTGTATCTCTATTATCTCTCCTATCTGACCGTTGTGAGATAACACTATAATATCGTGTTCTTTATCGTAACCGTATTTCCATTTCTTACCTTTATTAAGTCTACTAATAGTAGTCCTTTTAACAGGTTCAATGGTTTTAACCAAACTTTGCTCGTACATTATTTAGATCTACCTTCTGCGAATCCTTTAAAAGTCTTTTCCTTTCTCTCTTCAGGTGTTTTTCCCTCCAAAAGGTTTTCTTCTTCTTGAATTCTGTTAAGTATCTCAAATGCGTCAAATATAGCTAGTTTTTTAGTAGCCGCGGCATTCTTAAGTCTATCTGCTGATATGTCATCGTCTGAATCA